GTCTCGTCAGCAAAGGGTCGACAGCCGTCGGGACGATCAACACGCTGCAACAGTTCGACATCACCGACACGTTGCTGAACCCTGGCAGCTACTACATGGCGCTCAACTGCGACACGGCCGCAACGACGTTCTTCGGCTGGAACACGACCGCCCAACAGATGTCGTCGGCCGGCATCCTGAATCAGGCGCTCGGCGCGGTCACGTTGCCCGCAACCGCGACGTTCGCTAGGCCCAGCAACGTTCGCACGTACCTGTTCGGCATTTCGGGAAGGACACTGCTGTAGTGGACTTCACGTCAAGCTTCGCGCATGGCCCGCTGATCTCGAGCGGCGGCATCGAATGTGGCGCACAGTGGACGACGATGGGGCCACGCACACAGTCGGCGCCGGCCGCGTTCCCCGCCGCCAATCAGGCGCTGTTTTTCCCGTTGACGATCACGACGCCGTACCTCGTCACAAAATGTTGGTGGCAGAACGGTGCGACGGGTGGCGGCAACGTCGACATCGGCGTCTACACGCTCGGCGGGGCACGGCTGTTCGCTCTCGGTTCGACGGCGCAAGGGACGACAAGCTCCGCGGCGTCGGCGTCGATCGCGACTCCCTACCTGCTGGTCCCTGGCACGTACTACATGGCGTTCGCTTGCAACTCGGGTACCGCTACCTTCCTTCGTTACGCGCCTGGCGTCCAGTTTTGCAAAGCGATGGGTTATTGCGAACAGGCGACAGCGTTCGCACTCCCTGCGACTGCGACGTTCGCAACGTCGACGTCCAATTACCGTCCCACGTTCGGCATCGGCAACGCGAGTGTGATCTGAGATGACTGTTACAGCACAAGGATCCGGCACTTCGAGCCAGAACAACACGGGCACGCCGCAGACGTTGCTCGACGTCGCGGTCGCCGGGACATTCACGCTGCACGTCGATATGAACCTCTTGGCTGCCGGTGACGTGATCGAGCTGCGCATCTATCAGATCGTCCTGACCGGCGGCACTCGACGCGTCGCGTACCTCGCCCGTTACGCCGACGCTCAACCGGCCGATGACCTCATCAAAATCTCGGTGCCGATCTCGAATGAGCTCACCGACGCGGGGAGTTTGCGGTTCGAGATCACCCAGCCCGCGGGTACCGCTCGAGCCCTTCCTTGGAAGGTGCTCAAGTATGCGTAGGAGCTAACCCGTGCCTGCGGGCTCCACGCGCCACATCGAGCCGCTGCTCCCGTCGGGAGTAGTACCCTCTGGCACTGCACCAACTGCAGTAATCGTCCCCTACGGACGCCGACCCGGGCGCATCATCCTCGTCCGCAACCGGACCAGCGTCGAGGTCGCGCCGGCACTACCTCCGCGACTCTCAGAGCCAAGACGACCGGTACCTCCGCGTCCACGTCGGGGTCGCACGTGGGATGTTGTTCAGACTGCGGTTGTGACTGCTCCGCCGTTTGTTCCGAGTCCACAGAGAGCTCAACGTCCTGCGAGAGGTGTGATCCGGAGAGCAAAGACCTCTGCCGTTCCGCCTCTACCCCCGATCGCACCTCCGATAGTCTCGCGTCGCAGACCTGGTATCTGCACGCGGAGATCTCCCAGAGTCTGGGAACCACCTCGTACGACTGTAGCTACTGCTCCGCCGTTTGTTCCGAGTCCACAGAGAGCTCGACGTAACCCTCCGGTACGACCTCGGCGGAGTTTCTGGGGGATTCCGCTACCCCTACCGATTCGTCTACCACCCGTACCGATTGTTGAGCCGTATGGTCGGAAACCAGGCCGCATTATCCAGGTTCGGTCTCTAGGAGACGGTGGACCACCTGTCGTCATTCCTCCGGTCTTCCTTCCTTCTCCGAAACCGATTATCGTCTCCGACTCGAATGCGACACTGCGTATCCGTCGCTACCCGTACTTCCCGATTATCCTACGCGACTTCGGATACGAGATTCCGGCAACTGTACCTCAGCCGGTTCGGTTGCGTCGAGCTGCTATGCCTCTCAGACGGAGACTAGTTCGTAGTGAACTAGTTCGACCTCAGCTCAATCCTCCGTATCCGGTCTCTGAGATCAAGCAGCCACGGAATCCGAGAGGTGTGCACCCGAGACAGGTTAAGCACACTGAGGTTACTCCGCTGCAGACTGCTCCGATCGAGGAGCGAAAGCAGAATCGAGAGCCGAGGGGCTTCCTACGCCGTAAGGGTCGAGTTGCTGAGGTTACTCCCCTGCAGTTCAATCCGCCGTATCCGTTCTCCGAAATCGTTCAACCTCATCGGATGCGCGGAATACGCGGACGCCGTGGCAAGCTGATAGAGTTCCCGCCGAACCAGCAGGCTGCAGCACCGAATCCGCTCCTGACGTGGCCGATCGTTCAGGCTCGCCGACTTCGAGGACTACGTCAGCAACGGGGTCAGGCCTGGGAAGTTACTCCTCCCCAGTTTAACCCTCCGTATCCCTTCCAAGAGATTACTCAGTCGAAGCGTCGTGGGTTGCTTCGACGTAAGGGTAGGATTGCGGAAGTAGTACCTCCTCAGATTGCTGTTGCGCTGGCATACCCTTACCAGGAGATCGCTCAGCCAAGACGCTTGCGAGGCGGTCGTAGTCGTCGAGGCAGCATTACAAACGTCGTTCCCGGTCAGGTATTCGTTCCCAATCCGTCTATCACGTTTAGTCCGTCGCAGGTGCGCAGACTGCGGGGAATGAAGCCTCGGCAAGTGAAGAAGTCGGAGACGGTGAGACCGCAACTTAATCCGCCGTTCCCCTTCAATATGATTCGATTCCCAAGAGTGTTCCGGGGACTCTTCTCTAAGCGAACACATCGACAGGGTGCAGATGTTCTGAAGATTCTGTTCTTCCCACCTTCAGGTAACATCTACACGATCTACCTCGTCAGACCGAAGAACCAGTTTGCAGATTACGAACGCAAGTACATGATGAGTCCACAAGATCGAAGGACAGCCCTATCCGAGCCTTCTCCTCGGTACATACTAGGAGAGCCTCGCATCAAGAATCAGTCAGGAGAGGGTGAATGAGACTAGTAGCAGAATCCATCGAAACTATACGGATGCCGATCACTGCGAGGCAGGCGAATGCATTTATTGATCCTAGCAATAGTGGATCACGAGGCATTACTGTCGCTTTGAAGTTTCAGGGATCGTATCCGGTAGGGGGTGACTTCTCAATCGCTGGTACCTGGGAGCAGGACCTGACAGTAGATCCAGATGACTTCTGGATTGCTTTCATCTCTCCAGGTAACTTGGTACGCAACAAGAAGTACGTTGTGTTCGCCAAGCTGGCTGCTTTCAATGGTGAGACGCCTATTCTTGAGGCGCCAGGACTGATTGACGTCGTATGAGAGTCATTGACAGAGGCAAGTTCTTCAACGAGGTGGGCTATGAACCGCACGAGAAGCAACGGCTTTTCCACGAATCGAAAGCACGTTTCCGGGTACCATGTTGTGGTCGACGGTTTGGCAAGAGTACTATGGCTGCACGAGATCTGGAGCCGGAACTCTTTGTGCCAAAGCAACGATTCTGGATTGTTGGACCCACTTACGACCTTGGCGAGAAAGAGTTCCGAGTCATCTGGGACGACTTGATCGTCAAGATGGGCCTAGGAAAGGACAAGCGTGTTAAGAAAGCATACAACAAACGAAGCGGTGAGATGTTCATCGAGATGCCTTGGCAGACACGTGTCGAGGTTCGTTCAGCTGATCACCCAGAGAACCTAGTTGGCGAGGCACTCCATGGCGTCATCATGTCCGAAGCAGCCAAGCAGAAGCGAGACACTTGGGAACGGTACGTACGAGCTGCCTTGGCTGACTACCGAGGCTGGGCTACCTTTCCAACAACGCCTGAGGGTTTCAACTGGCTGTACAATCTATGGCAGTTTGGACAAGACCCTCAGTACGTCGATTACGAAAGCTGGCGATTTCCCTCTTGGGATAACCATTACGTTTACCCCGGAGGAAGGGACGACGATGAGATCCGTCTGATTGAGCTAACAACTTCAGGCGAGTGGTTTCTTCAAGAGATCGCAGCCGACTTCGCCAGCTTCGTCGGAAAGATTTACGGGGAGTTCGATGAGACCGTTCACGTTCGGCCAACAAAGTTCAATCCAGCTTGGCCCAACTACATGGCTATCGACTGGGGCTTCGTCAATCCCCTTGCTGCCATCGAGTTCCAGGTTGACCCGCAGCAGCAAGTCCACGTCTGGCGTGAGCACTACCAAGACTACAGGCGTGTTGGTGAACACTTTCAACTCATGCGAGCACGTCCGCAACCTGAAGGATATCACCTCGATATGATCTTCGCAGATGCGGAGGACCCCGAAGCAGTGATGCAGACTAACGTCGAGTTTGGTCCTTGCATTGCTCTCCCTGAGGCAAAGAAGAACTGGCGTGAGGGCGTTGAACTTGTCAAGCGATGGTTGAAGCTGTATCCCACAGGCGCGAATAACGAAGATGGAACCCCCATCGAGGAACCCCTCCTGTGGATTGATAACGGGTGTCGCAATCTGATCTACGAGTTCAACAACTACAAGGCAGATGAGAAGAAGCGGGACGAACCAGTCAATGAGCGTCCAGGAGCCAAGCGCCCTGCAACTGCAAAGCAGGACGACCACGCTCTGGATGCCTTGCGGTACGGGATGATGCATGTCTTCCAACTTGGTGCTACGCGTCATCTTTCCGAGACAGTCGATTCAGTGAATGACCCCTTCTCTAGGCAGCCGGGGTCCGAGGGCTACTTCACTACGACAGGAATGAGATTCTAATGGGACTGTTTACACGTGACAGGACTCCAAAGCGGGAGGAGATCAGCCTCGTCTCCCTTATGGAGCGTTTCAACATCGAGGCTGTGAACCCAGAGGGATGGATCATCGTCTCGGGTAAGGGTGACGAGAGTCAGCAGTTCGCAGGTGCTCCTGTTTCAGATCTTCAGACAACCGAGCTGGGCTACTCGACTGACACCATCTACGCACGCGTAGGTCAGAACGACTACAACGTAGCTCTGCGCGGCTTCAACGGTCTTCGTAAGTTCGACGAGATGCGCCGTAGTGATGGCAGTGTCAAGGGTGCGCTACGTCTTCTCAAGGCTCCTGTCTTGGCTGCACGCTGGTTCGTTGAGCCTGCTAGTAACTCCAAGCAGGATCAGAAGGTGGCTGAGTTCATTCAGAACTGTCTGACGAAGTACATGACAGTAAGTTGGCCTCAGCTGTTGACTGAGATCCTGGTACACCTGGACTTTGGCTACTATGCCTTTGAGAAGGTGTTCGCTTATCGAGATGGCAAAGCCATTTGGCAGAAGTGGGCACCTCGCCATCCAATGTCCATCTACTACTGGGACTACGACGACCATGGCGGTCCAAACGGTTGCTGGGCCTACTCCCAAACGGAGATTGGCGGTCGTGTCTGGTTGCCGATCAATACGCTGCTTGTCTTTTCCAACGACAAGGAAGCAGGCAACATCGAAGGTATCAGTGCATTGCGTGCTGCATACAAGCACTGGTACTTCACCGACAACCTGTACAAGATCGATGCCATTCAGAAGGAGCGCCACGGCATTGGTGTACCAATCATCAAGCTGCCTCCGGGCTTCACTGCTGATGACAAGTCTCTTGCCAATGAGATCGGCGCCAACCTTCGAACCAACGAGAAGGCACACATCGTGCTCCCACCGATGTGGGATGTCATGACACTCAAGCTGGAAGGTCAACCTGTTGATGCACTTGTGTCTGCAAACCATCACAGGAAGATGATCTACTCATCTATGCTTGGTGACTTTGCAGTCAGCGAACGTGCTCACCCCGAGATGATGGACATCTTCAACAAGGCAACTCGCTTTGTCGCAGACCAAGTTCGTGACGTTATCAACAAGTGGGCGATTCCGGAACTCGTCAACTACAACTGGTTGACTGTGAACGATTACCCTGAGTTGAAAGTTCGTCGCATCGGGGACACGATCGACTGGCAGAAGATCAGCATGGCGATACGCAACCTGACTGGTGCAGGAATGCTTACACCAGACGATCCGACCGAGAACTGGATTCGCGACGAGATGGATCTGCCTCCAATGGATCCGACGACCAAGCGTATTCAGCCCACTCCACAGAACGCAGCAGTAGGTGGTCCTAAGCAGCCCAACGTTGGTCCTCCGAAGCAGTCTACGGCAGTTAACTCTCAGCAGGGCAAGAGGCCTACCAAGCAGGGCACCGGGACCACAGGTCGTACGGCGTAGTGTTACATTGATATAAAGAAACGTTGCTTGCACAAATTGACCACAAGTATCATCGGAAGCGAGGAGGTGACCCAATGGCCCTGCATGGCTTTCTAATCGATCTCGAACAGCACCAACTGGACGACGACGATGCAGTATGGCTTCAAGCACTGCCTCTGGGTACGTACAGTCATCCCTTGTACGGGAAGATTGATGTAACTCCCGAACGTGTACGCCGGTTTGCTCTCGGTGTCACTTCTAACGTTCGAGAGCAACAGCTTGACATCGACTACGACCACAAGAAGTACAGTGGCAAAGCTGCTGGCTGGGTCGAAGGCGCTCAGGCGAGGGGCGACGGCCTGTGGATCAAGGTGAAGTTCACCGGTGATGCCGCGGCTGCGATCAAGAACAAAGAGTACCGCTACTTCTCACCGGAGCTGGCGGACGAATGGAAGCACCCTAAGAGTGGGGTGCTTCACAAGGATGTTCTTTTCGGAGGTGCGATTACCAATCGTCCTTTCCTGAAGGACATCATGCCTATCAATATGTCGGAGTTTCCCGACGTAGAGGAGGAGCAAGTGGAGAAGTTCCTTGAGAAGCTCCGGACGGCACTCCAGCTTGGTGACGACGCGACGGAAGAGGAAATCCTTGCCGCCGCAGCTGAAGCTGGAGAGTCAGAGGAGAGTGGTGAGTCAGAAGAGAGTGGTGAAGAGGAATCTGAAGAAGGCGAAGAGGGCGGCGAGACTGGTGACGTGGAGCTTGATGAAGCGATCGCGAACCACCCGGCCGTCAAGCGTCTCCTTTCTCAGAACAAGAAGCTGAGTGAAGGTGTCTCAGCCCTCTTGACTGCTCGCAAGGAGGACCGTGCGTCCATCCAGCTGACCGAGTGGACTCGTCCGGGTGGTGATTCCAAGCGCAAGTTTGGTTTGCCTCCGGCGTTGAACGATTCAGCCTCGGCGATCCTCCTCAGCGAGGAAGGTAACCAGTTCATCAAGTTCATGGACAAGCTCCTTGAGGTTGGTCTAGTTCGCTTGGGTGAAGAAGGTCAGCCGATCAAGCGTAAGGGCAACGGTTCTGTCGACGACAGTTCCGCGGATGCATTCCTTGGCAAGATCAAGGAACTGCAGGAGAAGGACCCGAAGATGTCGTACTCCGATGCGGCGCTCCAGGCGGCACGTGAAGACCCTGAGCTGTACGCGGCTTACGACGCTGAGTCGATGAAGATTGGGGAGAACTAATGTCCCAGTACGTTCAGGACATCCAGCTCAAGGGTCTGTCAGCCCTTACCAAGTTCCGTGCAGTCATTCTCGGAACTGCGGCTGCACAGACGTGTGACGTTCCTGCCGGCCAAAATGCTCAGTGCATTGGTGTCGTACAGGAGACAACGACCGCTGCGGATGTGACTGCAGGCCGTATCGTCGACGTTCGCGTCGCTGGCGTTACGACTGCAGAGGCCGATGCTGCGATCACGATCGGGCAGCAGCTCATTTGCAACGCTGCCACTGGCCGTATCGGTCCTGCTTTGGCTGCCACAGCGAAGCAGTACAAGATCGGCATCGCACTGACGGCTGCGAGCGCTCAGGGTGACTGGTTTGAAATGCAGCTCACTCCTGGCGTTCAGATCGACACGTAAGGAGATACGTCAATGGCAGTGTACGACCCTCGGGGTGGTGGCAACGTTCACATTGACGTGGCCCTTTCCAACATCAGTGTTGCATGGCCGAACAACCAGTTTGTCGGTCCGGCATTGTCCCCCAGCGTCCCCGTCAAGTTCCAATCCAACAAGTACTACGTCTTTGGTCGTGAGGCCTGGGGCGTTCCGGTCAGTGGTGACCTTCGTGCTCCGGGTACTCCGGCAATCGAGGTTCCTGGCCTGACGCTTTCGACGGACTCGTACTTCTGTCAGGAGCACGCGCTCAAGATTGCCGTGACTCCTGAAGAAGAGGAGAACGCCGACAGTCCTCTCGAACCGAAGAACGACGGTACTGGTCTTGTGACCGAGCAGTTGCTTCTGGGCCGCGAGCTTGCAATGAAGAACCTCGTGACTACGGCAGCCAACTTTGCTTCTGGTTACAGCACGACCTTGTCTGGTACCTCTCAGTGGTCCGACTACACGAACTCCGACCCGATCGGTGACCACCGCACAGGTGTTCGCAAGATCCACTCGGGCATGTTCCTGGAGCCGAACGTTGAGATCATGCCTTACCAGGTGCTCAGCATTCTCGAGGACCACCCCGACTTCATCGAGCGCATCAAGTACTCGGAACGGGGTATCCTCACAGCTGACATCATCGCTGCAGTGCTTGGTATCGCTTCGGTGATCGTTCCTGGTCTGGGTTTCAACTCGGCCAACCCTGGACAGACGGCTTCGCTCGGTTACGTCTGGGGCAAGGACGTGTTGATGGCCTACGTGCCTGATCGTCCTGGGATGAAGATCCCGGCGTTCATGTACGAGTTCGTCTGGGGCTACGGTGGCGGTCTCCCGCAGGTGGTCGACCAGTGGTGGGACAACGACCGTAAGGCGACCTTGATCCGTGTACAGCGGCGCTACCAGCTCAAGATCGTGGCACAGGATGCTACGGCCAAGGCGATTGCCGCGTACCTCATCAAGGCAGCCGTTGCCTAAGGAGGACTGATGGCTGTTCGTATTCTCTGGAAGAACGCAACACTTCGGTTGGCGCGACTCAACGTCAACAACGATGTGACGGTCTTCTCAGGGGTTGGTGCGCCAGTGAACGGTACGACAGGTGCAGGCTTTGCGGGTCCAGGGTCGTTGTATTGCGATGCAACGACCGGGACCTCCAAGGTCTACATCAATACCAACACGAAGGCGTCTCCGACCTGGGTTAGCGTCGGATCACAGACCTAAGGAGCATCATGGCGAAGTTTGCGACCAACGTCCGCCACGATGGCGACTTCTACGAGGCTGGCGAGGATGTCCCGGAAGAGTTTCCGGAAGAGGTCCTTGCGCACCTTCGGGAGAACGGTGCCATCGAAGGTGAAGGACCGGATGAGGCTGATGCCGGAGTTGCTCCGGAAGACGCCGAAGGTGACGCCGAGTAGTAGTGGCTTACAACCCGATCTATTCGCATGCATATTACCTGTCTCACAGGTCGAAGTTGCTTGCGTATGGTCACAGCTACTACGAGTCACACAAAAGCGCGTATGCAGCCTACCAGCGGCTCTATAGGGCCTCACACCGAGATCAGATCCGTGCGTACCAGAAGCTATGGAGAGCTGAACACCCTGATAAGGTGCGAGCCTACCGCTTGCACTATTATCAGACGCACAGGGAACAGATCAGGGCCGCTGGTAGGCGGTACCGTGAAGCGCATCGGGAACAGCTTCGAGCTGCAGGTCGAAGGTACCGGCAAACTCATCGCGGACAGATTCGTGCTGAGGCAGTCAAGTATCGTCGCACACACCATGCAGAGATGCTCGCAGCTGGCCGTAAGTACCGGAAGCTGCATCGTGCGGAACTCCTTGCGCGATCGCGTCGATTCCGTAAAGCGCACAAGGCGCAACTGCGAGCTCGTCAACGGGTCTACTACAAGAAGCACAAGGCCCAAATCCTTGCCTACAATAAGCGGTACCGGAAGAAGCATCCGCACAAGCCCAAGGTAAGGTCCTAATGGCGCATTGCACAGTTTCCGAAGTACAGAGTTGGTTGCAGTCGACAAAGCTCAAGATCGACAATATCGATCCTGACCTGGAGACGTCTGCAGTCAACATTGTGTTTGGTCAGCTCGGTGCAATCTACGTCACAACGGGCTGGCTAGACGATACGAATACCCCCTCGATTGTTCAAACGATCCTGTGCATGCTTCTTGCATCATGGATCTATCGCAGAGCATATGCGGAGAACATCGAAACCGATCTGAGCTATCCTTCGTGGCTTGAAGACGAAGCAAACATGTTGATCCAGATGATTGTTGGCGGAACGATCGCCATTGCTGGAGCAACACCTATTTCGTCTTCTATCACATCCATCGAAGGCTGGCCAGTCAACCTCACTGGCTCGAGTCAGCAGCAGGATGCTGCAGGCAATAACGTTGGCTGGAATGCGTACTCGGAAGACATCAAGTTCCGAATCGGAGATCTGTACTAATGGCTGTTGGTAAGTCCTTTTCGGGAGTGATGAGTGGTGTCTCCCGCGAGGGCTTGATGTCTATTGACTTCAAGCCATTGCCGATCATCCTCGCAGGACAGTTCACCGAGTTCGCTATTAGCATTCGCTCGTTTCGCGAACCACTCAAGCGCTCAGTTCAAAGAGTGGTCAACCCTTCGATCGACAAGAACTTCGACGTCGGTGGTCGCCCTGTATGGCAGGAACTGGCTCCGGCGACTCTTGCGACTCGAGCCAAGGAAGGTTCGGGCTCGCAGATTCTTGTTCGATCAGGAAAGGGTCGTAGAGCTGCAACAGCTCTTGCTCGATGGACGATTAGCATGGACGATGCAGCCTACACAGGCAACTTTCCTCCTAGCACGTCGTACATGGCTATTCACCAGATCGCCGACACTGAAGAAGTGTTTACAGGTCCTGGTCGACAAGCCTTTCTTCCTGGACGTGTCTTCGCTACGATCCAGGATGAAGACCAGAATAAGATTGAACGTGTCTTCCGCGAATGGCTAACTGAGCGGGCAATGAGAGCGGGGTTAGTGTGACACAAGGCACTTACCTCTACGACATTGCAACAGCTCTGTACGAAAAGATGAAGCAGGGTGCTGAGGGATTCGGTCTTGCCGCAGTCTTCTATGGCGACCAGGATCTAATCCCTGAGTACCCTGCTTGTGCAATAGAACCAGTCTTCACTCAGCGTGAACTGACTGGTGCAGGTGGTCGAGGATTCACAGACAACCTTTTCGAAGTGTACGTCTTCTTGTACTTCGGTCAGGTTGGTGATGTACAAAAGAGCCGTCAAGATACTGACGCGTTTTCCAAAGAGGTTCAACAGTACCTAAATCAGGATGTGACTCTAGGAGGAGCAGTCATCGACGGTTCTGTAGCAGTAGAAGAGTCTGGTCAGATGAGGAAGGGAGCCCAGCTCCAAGTCACTCGACTGACCTGGCGTGGCATGACCAAAACACAGCGCGGAGCGTGACATGCAGCTCACTATCCATCTTCCCAACATGGCCAAGGGTGCTGAGGTGTTCAACGCTCTTGGCATCTTCAACAACGGAGAAACCTACGAAATCGACGACACTGCGGTTATGGCTTCGGGCTGGCTAGGCTTCGACGAAGACGGCAATCCGAATCCCGTTCCTGCTTCGATTGTCGTAGGTGACACAAGCGTTGAACTCGTAACCGTAGCAGATGAGGAACCCGCAGCACCAGTTCCACCGGACGCCCCTGTGGGGACTGTGACGGAGCCCGCGCCTGCAGTAACAGATGGAGGCGGTGAATAATGGCTTTTGGTGTTGGTGCTGCCGGTATTCTGGGCATCGCTTTCGAGACGACGCCCGGCACTTACGTTGCGCCAGTCAAGTACGTTCCGTTCAGGAATGAGAACTTGACATGGAAGCAGGACACTATCTGGCGTCGGGCTATTGCTGGTATTGCTGACCCATTGGGTGGTGTACCTGGCAATGCTTCGTTTGATGGTGACATTGAAGTCGAAGCACTTCACGATGTTGTGCCGTACTTCCTGTACGCAAGTCGTTGTTCGATTGTCAAGTCGGGTGCAGGTCCCTGGGTCTACACAGCGACGCCAACAGCGCAGGCGCAGGGTACGGTCGGACGAACACTGTCGATTACGATCGTTCGTTCCGGCATCGTGTTCGGTTACGTCAACTGCATCGTGACCAAGTCGTCGTACTCACTTGATAACGGCATGCTGATTGCCAAGTACAGCATCATGGGTTCCGATGAGACTGTGCAATCGCTGCCTACAGCGTCGTACGCAAGCACGACCCCGTTCGGTGCTGGACAGTACAACATCCAGATTCCGACGGCGACTCAGGTGTTCGACTGCGACGAGTTTACGTTCGACGTAGATGACGGAGGTCAGAACGCTTTCCGCCTTCGGAACACTGGACGGGGTCCGCAGTTCGCCTACTTCACCGACCGTACAGCTGAACTGTCAGTCACTCGAGACTTCGCATCTCGTACTGACTACGATGCCTTCAAGGCGTTGACTGCGACAACGGTTACGTTGAAGGCAATCAGCGGTACGAACGAGATCGACTTCGTTATGGCTGGCGCTACTCCCAACACATACGATCTCGGCATCACAGGTACGGCTGATCTGATTCGTGCTCAGGTCAAGTACATGGGCGTGAAGGCGTCACCGTCTGCGTACCAGATCATCGCGACGTCCGCAACAGAGAACGTTACGTAATACAAATCGAGAGGGGCTACAATGGTAAAGGCAGTTGCTGATCTCACCGTGTCGGAGGAGATTCCTCTCAAGACACTGGAGGGTGGATGGATCAAGCTTCGCAAGCTCACTTACGGGCAAATGATGCACCGTCAGGACATTGCTGCGAAGATGGCCATCACTAGCGATCAGAGAAGCAAAAACGTCGAGATGGCCATTGACATGGCTCAAGCCGTCGTAACTCAGTTTGAGTTTGCAAACTGTATCATCGACCACAATCTGGAAGATGAAAACGGAGTCAAGCTCAATCTGAGTGCGACGGCAGACATCAATCGTCTCGATCCACAGGTGGGTGCCGAGATCAGCGATCTGATTGACGGCCTCAATCAACTGCCGGAGGATATGCAGTCGGGAAAATAGCTGCGGAGTTAGAGTTTGCCTTTCATACGGGGCAAGTCGGAAGTCTCAGTCAGGAAGCAGCCCACGTGCTGGATGTAGCGCAGCTGTGTCTAGAGCATCACTGTCTTCCAGAAGCTGGAGGCTTATTCGATCAGGATCCGTATTGGGTGAAGGCACTTTCGATTGTAGGCCAGCTGCAGGCCAAGA